AGAGTTTTTTAGTAGTGAAGAACCAGAACGTCTTCGTGGCCCACAGTACGAGTGTATTTGGGCAGATGAGTTAGCCGCTTGGAACAATGCCGAAGATACTTGGGACATGGCCCAATTCGGTCTTCGTCTCGGTAAACACCCAAGAGTATGTGTTACTACTACCCCTAAGTCAACTGCTCTTGTCCGTAGGCTGTTAAAAGACCCTAAGACTAAAGTTACTACAGGCAGCACTTTTGATAACTCTGGTAACCTTGCCCCATCATTCCTTGAAAACGTCAAGGCACAGTATGAAGGTACTAGGCTTGGCAGGCAGGAACTTTACGCAGAAGTCCTGACTGAGAATGAAGGCGCACTCTGGACGGCTGATATGATTGATGCCTGCCAGATTGACCGTGATGAAGTCCCTGACCTAGAACGTATTGTTGTTTCAGTTGACCCCGCAGTTACCTCCAACACCGAGTCCGATATGACTGGTATGGTAGTTGCTGGGATAGACATAAACGGTATTGGTTACGTCTTAGGTGACTACACTTTCAGGGGTTCACCTGAAGCATGGGCTTCCAAGGCTATTGACCTCTACCACTATTGGGGTGCTTCTCGGATTGTTTATGAGAGTAATCAAGGCAAAGACCTCATCCCCACTGTTATGCGGACCATAGACACTAATATACCGCTGAGAGGTGTTCATGCATCTTCTGCCAAGATAGCAAGGGCGGAACCTGTGTCGTCCTTATATGAGCGTGACAAGGTTAAGCACGTAAGAAACCCTCAAGATGAAGGTGCCAGCCTTGTGGAGCTAGAAACACAGATGACTACTTTTGAACCCCTCGGTAAGCAAAAGTCTCCCGATAGGTATGATGCTTTGGTGTGGGCATTGACTGATCTTATGTTAGGGGGTTACGCCAAACCTAAACTATCTCTTGTCTACAGTAATTCAAAAGGTCTCAGATGAAAACCTGTACTTCTTGTAACCTTACGAAAGAACTTGATTCCTTTGGTAAAGAGAAGAATGGTAAGTTTGGACGTAGGTCTGTTTGTCGTAAGTGTCGATCAGAGAACGAGCGTGAATACAAGAAACAGTACAAAGCGGATAACAGAATTGCTGTAAGTGAGTATAATAAGAAATACCACGAAGAGAACAAGGAAGAGCGTATCTCTTACATGCAAGACTACCGAGATAACAATAAAGATTACTTTAAGAACTGGCGTAAACTTAATAAAGACCTTTGTCGAGCACAACTAGCAAAGTATAGGTCTAAAAAGGCTAAAGCTACCCCTGATTGGGTAGATAAGGAAGACCTTAAGGGTATGTACACCTTAGCCAAGAGACTAGAGAATCTGTGTGGTGTTTCTTACCACGTAGATCACATAGTCCCGCTGAACGGTGAGAATATTTGTGGTCTCCACGTCCCGTGGAACTTGCAAATACTTGAGGCAAAGATGAACCTCTCTAAAGGTAACTCTTATGCTTCTTGGTAAGTGGGAGCCTCTTGGCTCTATTGGCTCTCCTGACCGACTTGACGCGCTTGTATGGGCTATCACTGACCTCCTCCTTAATAGCTACCAGAAACCCCAGTTACAGCTTGTGTATAGTAACTCCAAGGGCCTTCGGTAAGCCGTATAAGCATAAATGGTGATGCATCGGTTTTGTACTCCGGTTAAGTGGGTTCGATTCCTACATACGGCACCACTCTGCACCGCCAGCTTATCACCGACTTGGACTCGGCACTTTAACCAACCGAAACTCAAAGGTATCTAACAGATGGCTAAGTCCCTCTCAGAAGCAGAATCAAAGAAAGTCCTCGGCGTTTCTGGGAGTAATGTGCGCAATGGGCAAATCCGCGCAGACGAGTTTCTTCCTGAACTCCGTGGCAAAAGGGCTATCCGTAAATACAGGGAAATGAGAGACAACGATAGCACTATCGGTTCTGCAATGTATGCAGTGGAACAGATGCTTCGGGATGTCCCTATCAAGGTGGAACCTGTAGACGACTCTGAGGAAGCTAAGAAGTGGTCTGACTTTATCAAGAGTGTCCTTGACGACATGGACCACACCCTTGATGACCACATCTCGGAGTCCCTTTCCTTCCTTACCTTTGGTTTCAGCCTGTTTGAAGTGGTCTACAAGCGTCGTGTTGGGCCTAACGAGCGCAGCAAGAAGAAACACTCCAAGTACACTGACGGGCTTATTGGTGTCCGTAAGTTGGCCCCTCGCGCTCAGTGGACTATCAACCAGTTTGACGTAGACCTTCGTGAAGGTGAGGTTCTTGGGTATTACCAAGATGTCACTTCAGGTTATAGCCTTAGTTCCTCTTATATTCCCATGAGGAAGACCCTCTACTACCGGACCACTGCAATCAATGGTGATCCCTCTGGTCGCAGTATCCTCAGGAACGCCTATACCGCCTACGAGCGACTGAACCAGATTCAGCAGTATGAGGCTATCGGTATTGAGCGTGAATTGGCTGGTATCCCTGTCATTGAGGTGCCTGCTGAATACCTCGGGCCTGATGCTACAGACGCTCAGGTAGCCTTTGTGAACAACATCAAGGAAATTGGTAGGGACCTTAAGTTCAACGAACAAGGCTACCTTATCAAGCCTTCTGATACCTACCCCGGTAAGGAAGGTGAACCTTCCAATGTCAAACTGGTAGACTTCTCTCTGATGTCCTCTAGTGGCACCCGTAATATCGACATTGATCCGGTTGTCAAGAGGTATCAGCACGACATTGCCCGTAGTGTCCTTGCAGAGTTTATTATGCTGGGGGGTGGCAGCACAGGTTCCTATGCCCTCTCAAAGAGTAAGTCCGATTTGTTTCTCAGGGCACTTGAGAGTTATATCCAGACTATTGTGGATGTTCTTAACAAGCAACTCGTGGAAGCACTTTGGAAGATTAACGGCCTCGACTACCAGTACATGCCCAAGATTGTTGCAGGTGATGTTGCACCTCACGACCTTTCCGAGCTTGGTTCGTTCTTGAGAAACCTGAATGGTGCCGATATTACTCTAGCAGACCAAGAGGATATTGTTGATGCGCTCCTCACTAACGCGGAGTTGCCAGAGTTGAACAGGGATTTATATAGAGAGTCTCGTAAAGAGGAAAAACAACCTAAAGCACCTAATTCTGCTCAACCTGATAACGCGGAACTTCTCCGAGAGGTCCAAAACAATGCTAAAACCTAGGAAGTGGACCCTTGATAAAATCGTAGAGGAGGCTTCTAAGTATGATAGTTTGAAGGACTTTCGTATTGGTTCTGAGAGTGCTTATAAGGCTTATATTAATCAAGGAAAGCCTCTAGAAGTCCTTAGTATATTCCCTGACACAAGAACCTATTGGACAACAGACTCTGCTAAAGAAGAGGCACTAAAGTATAACTCCAGATGGGATTTTCAGTGTGGTAGTGCTGGTGCTTATAGGTTCTTGTGGAAACTGGGTGAATTAGATAGCATCTTTGAGGAATACTCTACTAACTCTTGGGATAAAACTTCAATAGAACTGTACGCTAAGTTGTGTAGCTCTAGGACTGAGTTTAAATATAATTTTCCGGGGGCACACAAAGCTGCGTACCAAAGGGGTATGTTAGAGGGTCTTTTTGGGGAAACCTACAATACTCCTAAATGTGACTATGACGTTGTATACATATGGAAGCCGGTCGGTTTTACTGATGTATATAAGATTGGCATTACCTCAAAAAGGTTAGGGGACCGTAGGATTAAGTATGTGTGCCTTAAGTCAGGGTTAGACTGCGACTGGTGTAAGTTTGTTTATACCCCTGACGCAAAAGAGATAGAAACGCACCTCCTTAACTCTTTTGACCATTATGTGTTCCAAGATTCTTTCTCTGGTAGTACGGAATTTAGGTATATACCTGATATAGAAGAAGTCATTAAATCTATAGAGGGGGTTAACAATGACACAAACTGATATAGCTAATGAGTTCCAGATTATCAAGATTGATGAGGAACAAAGAATTATCTATGGCTGGGCCTCAGTCACCACTTTCAAAGGTGAACTTGTAGTAGACCGCCAAGGTGACGTTATTCGGACAGAGACCCTCCACAAGTCGGTAAATGACTTCATGGAGAATGTCCGTGTAGGCAAATTGATGCATAGCGGGGAGGTTGTTGGTCAGATTATCCATAGCTTCCCTATCTCCAAAGAGATTTGCAGTGCATTAGGAATCCAATCTGACATGGAAGGCTGGATCACGGGCTATAAAGTCTACGATGACCAACTTTGGGAAGATGTCAAGGTTGGTAAATATGGCGCTTTCAGCATTGGGGGTGCCGCACAAAAGGAAGAGTTCAATGCCAACGGAACTTAAGCAACTCACACTAACAGAACTCAGCCTTGTAGATAGGCCAGCTAATCCCTTGGCAATGGCTCCGATTTTCAAAGCTGATACTTCCAATGGAGAAGATATGACTGACGAAACTCAAGAAGTCACCAAAATGAGTGACGAAATGGACAAAAAGATTAAGGACTACATGAAGGCTAAAGGTTGCGACCGTAAGACCGCAGAACAAGCCATGATGAAGTCTTTTGATGAAGCTGAAAGCGTTGAGACGCTTAAGGCACAGAATGAAGAACTGCGTAAGGCACTCATCGACAACGGTTTCAAGATCACTAAAGAGGGCGTCGAGAAGTCGGCACCTGTCGAGTATGTTGAAGTCGA